TATATAATAGTATAAAAAATTTTCGCCTACGCTACGCTTCGGCATGGAAAAGGATTCGCTCCGCTCAGTTTCTAAGTAAGAGAAAAAGCAAAGCACATCTACAAGGTAAGGCTAACGCCTTGTATTGTTGTGCGATTTTTAGGTACAAGATAATTTATTTTTAAAATTAATTTAAAATAAAGTGTATCTTATATATATATTAGTGTATAATAAATATTAGAAACACAGAAAGAAAAACATTTAATAATAAACGGAGAACGAAATGGCAACAATCAATAAAGACTTAATGAATGAAGTTACACAAAAGGTTATAACTAAAATGGAAACTTGCGGTGCAGGTTGGTTACGCTCATGGATTGGCAATTCAGAATTACCAATTAATTGTGAAACCAATAACCCATACACAGGAATAAATTTATTTATTTTGTTGGGTGCTGAAATGAGTTCTGCAAAATGGGGAACTTATAATGCTTGGAAAAGAATCGGCAAACAAGTTGAGCATGGACAAGAGCATACAAAAATTGTATGGTTTAAAATCATGGAGTCAGAAAACGAAACTGACGAAAACGGAAAGCCTAGAAAATTTCCAATGATGAGAATATATAGAGTGTTCAACGAATCTCAAACTGTCGGCTATACTGCAGAAGTAAAAACAGAGGGTGAAACTTTCAGCCACAAACTAGCAGAGAAGTGGATAAAAAATACTGGTGCATTAGTTGAGCATAAAACATCATCAGCATTTTACAATCCTACTGTTGATAAAATAAATATGCCACCAATGGAAACATTTTTTAAAACAGATGATGCAACCGCAGAGCAAAATTACTGGGGAACTTTGTTCCATGAATTAACTCATTGGACTGGACATACATCAAGGCTCAACCGATTAATTAAAAATTCAAGCCGTCAAGACTATGCAAAAGAGGAACTTGTTGCAGAACTTGGAGCGTGTTTTCAATCGGTACATTTTGGAATCGAGCCTGTCGAAGTTAATGCAGACCATACAAAATATTTGAATGGTTGGTTGCAAGCCTTGAAAGATGATAATAGTTTTATCTTTAAAGCATCAGCCAAAGCGAATCAAGCCATGACTTTTTTAAATAAATTACAGGCTTGAAACCTTTATCCACTAAGTACCCGACACAAACTGTCGGGTATTTTTTTAAAAAAAATTTGAATAAGGTTTCGCTCCGCTCAGTATAAAAGCAATACAAGTATTGCAAAGTCAAGAGCAAAGCAAAGCATCTAACAAGGAAAGGCTAAAGCCTTGTGTTGTTGGTGCGAATCTTGGTTGAATTTAATTCATCTTAAGTTGAATTTTTTGCAAGTAAATAGATGTATATTTTTTCTATACTGGTGTATAATATAGGTAGTAACAAAGAAAAATATTTTAATTTAACGGAGAAAAATATGTATAAACCCAGTATAAAAAATAAAAAACTAATCCCACTTTACCAAGATAAACTGGTAAAAATTTTTAGTCATACAACTAAAAAATGGGGTGAGGTAACTTGGGTATTTATTTATGATGCTTACTATTCAGATTGGAAAGCACACGCATCTTTAGAAACTGCTACAACTCCCCAAGTTTTTAATTTTAAATATCGTTATGTAAATAATTTTTTCACGACACCAAAAGAGATTGCCGAGTGGTGGAAAAATAATATGTTTCTAAAATAATGGAGGACTCTGGATTTAGATGAGAATGATTCTCATTAAGTACCCGACCTAAACAGTCGGGTATTTTTTTGGAAATCGCCCAGCAAATACAATGTGGTCTTTCATTGGTTGATAATCTTTTGCTCTGCCTTTACTGAGCGACTAGCGAATCATTCTTAGCCCGAGCAAAGCGAGGGCAAAATTTTTAAATGAGAACCATTCTTATTTGTGGTCATAAAAAAAATTTAGATAAGGTTTCGCTCCGCTCAGTCCTTGAGTATTGCTACGCAATAAAGAGCAACAACAAAAAGCAAACAAGGTTTCGCCTTGTCGGCTCAGTAGTAAGAGCAAAGGCAAAAGATTATCTATAATGAAAAGATAAAGGTGTGATTTTTAGGTTGAAATTAATTCATCTTAGAGTGAATATTATTATATAAAATAAGTGTATATAATTTCTATATAGTGTTATAATGCTCTTAGAAACAAAGGGAAATATTTTAAATTTAATGAGGAAAAAAAGATGACTAACAAGAAACAAATAAAAAAAGCAGAAACTATGATTAAAAAACTAACTTCAAATAATGGCGGTGTTTATGGTGTGCGTGAATCTCATCTCGGAACAACTGCTCAATTTTTTGATGATGATTCAAATGGTATTTGGTTCAAGGCTAGTTATAGCCCAATACTAGAAGATGCCATAGAAGAATTTTTAGAAGAGTTCGGGTGGTTCATTGAGCCTTATGACTCTGGAACACTTCACGCTTATAGAGATTAATTTTAACGGGGGCGAAAAGCCCCCACAACAACGGAGAATATTATGGAACAAATTGACCGCTACAAATATGGAAACATTCACAACTTAATATATTTTAATATGGACAGATTTAACCAACCAACAGACAACCGTCTAATCGATGCAATGGCGGATTATGTTAGCGACTACATTAGAAGTATGAATGATTTTAATTTTGATAACTTTTGTATCAACGGAATAAACTCAATGCCCGTTGATGAGTTCAAAGATTATGAAAAAGATTTCTACAAACTTTGTAAATGGGGCGATGAAATATATTTTGTCAACCACCCTTGTGATTGGGATTGTTAAAATAATCATTGACTAATTTATGCAAGCCGTGGTAAAATCGGCACTAAGCAAAAACACAAAGCCAAGTAAAAAAAAAGAACCCTCTTTGATGAGGGTTTTTTTTATCTGTTTAATAATTCAGATATAGAGAAAATATTGTTCACCCTTTGTTGATTTATCCCTACTTTGCAAATGAGAATCATTCTTATTAACAAAAAGCGATAAGGATTCGCCTAGTCGGCTCAGTATTGTAGAGCAAAGCTAAGAGCGGCAATGCTAACAAGTGGCATTGCTCGGTAATTGCTACGCAATTTATCTATTTGTTTTAGAGCAATGTTGCTATATTTGAAATAAACATATTGTACCTTATTGCTGATGCTTTTTCTTTATCTAAGCATTGGCTTCGCCTTTGCTTAGATAAACAATGAGCAGACCCCTCCGGGGGAGGCTCATTGATGCTTCGCATATGTATATATTACCTCCAATGCACAAAAAACAGAGTTTGGAGCAATGAGAATATATATTAAATGCGAATCATTCTCAATAAACTTCCCTAAGTGATGAAAAGTGTGATATAATCGCCACCTAGATAACTCTACTCTGAGCCTTATGGCAGAAACCAAGAAAAAACGAGGTAATCCTGCTTTTAAAAAGGGCATGAAACCCTTAAATCCAGCAGGCAGACCTAAAGGTTCTGTCAATAAATACACCGCTCTCGCAAGAGAGTTAATGTCGAGCAAATCTCCAGAGATTGTGGATAAAGTAATATCCAAAGCAATGGAAGGAGATGTGCATTGCCTTAAGATGTGCCTAGATAGGATATTGCCTGTACAAAAGGCTATCGACTCTACACGAACAAAGAGCGATGCACAAGTCATAATAAATGTTTCCTCTCTGGATAGTATCAAATCTCACATTGATGCGATTCCAGAGGGTGAACTTGTTGAACCCATAGAAAAGGATGACGATGAAACCATTGTAAATTTGGTAAATGGCTGAACTTAATATAGATTTACACCCTGCCCAGTTGCAGATATTCAAGTCAGATGCTAGATTTAAAATTGTTGTTGCAGGTAGAAGGTTCGGAAAGTCCTACTTATCTGCTTGGTTGTTATTAATCAATGCCATTCAATCTAAAAGTAAGGATGTGTTCTATATAGCACCTACTTTTCAGCAAGCCAAAGATATTATGTGGGCTATGTTGAAAGATTTAGGTCAAGATTTAATTGTACAAGCCTATGAGAATACGGCTGTCTTGACATTAATAAATGGTCGTAAGATTTACTTAAAGGGTTCTGACAGACCAGAAACACTAAGGGGCACAGGAATTTCCTATGTCGTGCTCGATGAATACGCTTCGATGAAGCCTGTTGTTTGGGAACAGATAATAAGACCATCGTTGGCAGATGTACAAGGCAGGGCACTCTTTATTGGTACACCCGCAGGAAAGAATCATTTTTTCGACTTATATAATGATGCTGAAGAAGATAACGAGTGGGATAGATTTCAATTTCGCTCAATAGATAATCCTTTTTTACCTGCTGCTGAGATACAAGCATCGAAGAAGAATATGTCTACGATGTCGTTTCGACAAGAGTTCGAGGCTTCATTTGAAACATTTACTGGTGGTATCTTCAAAGAGGAGTGGTTTAAAGTTGAAGAAGAACCAGAGGAAGGAACATATTGTATTGCGATTGACCCTGCTGGTTATGAACAATCAGAGAAAGAACGGAATTTAAAACGCTCTAGGCTAGATGAAACAGCCATTGCGA